GCTAGTCCGTTAAAATTATTAGCACTTGGGATGTCTTTGGCACCTACACCTTTTAAGTTGTAGCCAAATAAGACTTGCCAACCTGCATTGGCATAGTCAAAGCATTGAAATCCATACCAAAGGTCGATATTAAATTGTTTTCCCTCAGATGTTTTCAACCACTCTATAAACTCTTTTTTAGTCAATTTTGCTTGCATTGTCGCCACCTCCATAATGATATTCGTTTACGTCAAAGCCAACATCGTTAGAGGCGTCTGTAAACGGCTGTGATGTATCATATTCTTTTGGGGCTTTCGTGCTTAATTCGGGCGTTAAGCTAGCATCTTGTGAAGTTTTCCAAGTGACTTGTTGTTCTTCTTTGCTACTATCTCTAGGCGCTTGATAAGTCTGTGCTATAGATGAATCGGCAACACCTTTTGACGTTGGGTCAGTAATAACGCCAATACCTGTAAGTAGCGTGAGGATAGCGCCTATAATCGCGCTAGCTTGATTTAATTGATTTGATAAATCGAATCCGAATAAATCTGTGATTTGCTTGATAAATAGCAATAATGCCCCAATCAATCCCGTTAATACCGCTTTATTTTTAAATCTCAATTTCCAGTTAATATCCATTTATTTGCTCCTTTTATCCAAAATAAAAAGCCAGTGCCGAAGCACTGACCTTTAATCGTTATTTGCATTTACCGAACCAAAAACAAGCCCAAAAACTATAACCTAAAATCCCTTTAAGCATGGTAATCACCTCCTTTAAATACCGAATACTGTTTTTAAAATTGCTATAACAAACGTACTTAGTATCGTCCCTATTAATCCAAGAATCCACATCTTAATGTCTCTAATGTTTTTGGCATTTTTTTCCTTATTTTTTTCATCTTCTTCTTTGTCGCGCTTTAATTCTTCAAAATTTCTATCTAATTTGTCATAAATCTTTTCTTGCGCTCTCAGACTATCTTCTATTCTGTCGAATTTTTCAAACATAGTCTTATCATTTTCTTCTAAACGCGTTAAACGCCAATCTTGTTCATGTCGTTTGGTAAATCCAAACATTCTGCCACCCACTTTATTCAAATTAAAAAGCCATAGACTCTTGGCCTATGACACTAGATTTTCTGGATACTTTTCTCCTGTAATAATTGCGTATTCCTCTTTATCTATAACTTCCATGTCTACATACCACGCTATATCTTCTTTAGTATATTCTTTCAATTGATACCATGTTTTAATATCTTCGAAAGTTGGTGAAATCAATTTAAGCATTTTCCGTCTCTCCTTTAATCTCTTCTAATTTTTTATTGAATGCTACAATCTGTTTTGCCATCAAAGCGTTTTGTTTATTAACTTGCATCAATAACTTTGTACTTTGAACAACTTGCTTCTGCATACTAGCAACCATTTTTCGTAATATGTCATCAGAAGCACCTGTACTATTCTCTTCATTATCAATCTGTTGATGTGAGTCATCCTTTTCCTCTGTATAATCTTCATTAAAAATTATTTTTCCATCTGAATATTTAAATACTTTAGGTCTAAAAACTTGAGAGAAGTTTTCTGGAAGACTTTCTATATCAATACCTTCTTCAAAACCACCAATAACAGCGTATGAAATAATCTCATTGCGTTTGTTAACTAATATTTGCATTATCTTCTCACTCCTATAATTTTGTTAATTGTCCCTCTATTTGCGTTCGCACCAGAGCCTCTTTGACTTCCTAAGTCGAAATAGACATCGTTTGATATAGTTAAAGATGTACGACTAGATTTAGTTAATCCAAACTCATAAACACCTCCGCCGTTTCCATCACCATCTGGAAGATTTGAGGGATTCAATGAAATCTTTCCTCCTCCAAAAGGGCTGCCAAACTCTGTAAAGTCACCACCTGGAAAAGTCCCATAAAAAATTAATAAAATAAATTGGTCTAAACTCTCATTTAAGTACAATGTAGAGCCCACACCATTTGCTGTTCCATCAAAAATAACCGAATACCTTTTATTAAACTTGTCATCTGCGTATAATTTAGCGTTACTTTCGGCCATATTAGCTTTTGATTGAGCACTTTGAACAGTTTCAAAAGGTGTATTGTAATCATTAATAGCTAATTCTGACCACTCAGACCATGAACCCGCTTCTTTTCTTTTAACAAACACTTTATTTGTACCGTTCGGTCGATAAGTCATACGCTTGTAGTCTGAAGTTACTACTAAATATTCGACAGTACCGTTAGTACTAACATCTCTTGGATAATTTATAGCTTGCGAAACATAAATAAATTGGGTTGAATCACCTATTCTTTGTTCTGGATTATTAAAATCAAATCCAGTAATCTGCATTATCTTACCATCATCTTTAGTAATCTTAGCTTTTTGCCAATTTGAAGTAGAACCACTTGTGACTAAACCACCACTATTCACTGACTGCTTGAAGGCTTCATGTTTCTCATCCATATATCGCTTTTGCTCATCGAATGTTCTTGAATATGCTTGCGCTTTATTTTCCAAATCAGATATACGGCTATTAGCAAGTTGCTTTAATTCATCAATACTTGAAGATTTTGCTATTTGAATATCTGATAGACCTTTTTCTTTAGCTTTTTCAATCAGACTCGCATAATCCTCACCATTTTTTATAGCCTCGTCCATTGCTTTCGCGCGATCCATAATAGTTTTTTCTAATTCTTGAAACTCAACAATATAGTGTAGTTTTGTTTCAGAGGGAATCTTGCTAAACAAACTTTTTTCAACGTTAAATGTGATAGTTCTCTCTACAACTACCACGTCTGAATTACCTAATTCTGCAACCGAAACTTGAGCTTGATAACTTCCATCTCTTTTAATTACATCATTAGGTAATTGAAATTTTAAAATACCTTTAAATGGATCTAATATTTCTAGTGGAGCAACTACCATTACTCCTTTACCTCGAATCGCTATTCGTGCTTTGATATTTTCTTCACTCAGTAATAACGGTTGATTATTTTTAATGATATTAAAAAGAAGAACAGAAGAATCACTCTCTCCTGTTCTAAAAGTTATATCTAGATTTGAAATATTTTCATAATGCGCTGTATTTTCTAAATTTATAGCTACAGATTTCTCTAAATTACTCATTAACTTATAATTCTCCCTTCGTGTAAAGTCCATGGCCCTGAACTTGTTTTACTATCATAATTTTTCAATAGTATCTCAGCAGATGCTGTAACACTATTACGAACTAGCCTATGAACAAAGCCACCTGTGTTTGAAGCTTCTACATATAAGTTCCAACCAGCTACCCCTTTACGTTCAGTTGGAAAATCTGTAAAACGTTTTGTATCATCCGTAGTTAAATAAAACGACATGCCTACTATGTTAATATCTGACATTTTTGTGATGAATGAAGGTACTCTCTCCCATTTACCACTATTTTTAGGCACATAATTCCAGTCCGAAATGTCTCCAGTTCTTCCAGAAAGCACCCTTTCAAAAGTCATCATATTCCTTGCATAACTATTACGCGTCAATATCTGAATTACATCACCGCCAGTTTGTGGTGGCTTAACTTCCAAGAACCAACCTGCATCACGCCATTCTCTTGGTAATGGGAAATCATCGATTTGAACTGTATGATCAGTGTATAAATAGTAAAGACCTGGCTCTGTTAACATCCCAAGATTCTTAAGTTTATCAGGCCTCATTGGTAAAGGTTTAACTCTACCACCTGTGTCACTCATGATAAAAGGAACGCCTCTTGAGTGAAGTATTTCTAAAATACCTCTTTGCCCAATCATGAAAATACGATGTGTTCTATTTCCATCACCACCGACAGTAACACCTAGCATCAAAGCTTTTTTACCACTATCTTTGTCATAGTATATTTGCAAACCTTCTGCTTCCGCAAATTCGCCAGGAAATGAATCTAGTGTTCCACCATAGTCAGCATTAACCTGATACGCTTCTTCTCCTGTTTCTAAATCGAAAGCCGTTAAATAGTTTCTATTATTTGGATTACTGTCTCCTGTATACCAATACAAGTATTTTTCATCAAAAGTCACACCCTGCATTGGTTGGGTTTCGTTTGTTAGTCTCATAGGGATACTGATTTTATGCAAAACTTTATCAATATTTTTATCAACATCGTCTAAACTTCTTATCTCTATATAATTCATTGAGTTTTCAAGTTCCCACTGACTTCTAGGTCTCTCAATTCTGTATAGAATTTTATTTTCTTTTTCATTTATGACAGGGGTGATGTAGGGTTTTTCTGGGTGTCCTGTAAATACATCTTGCATACCATACTTGCCATAGCTAATTTCCACATTAGGCGTATACTTGAAACGAACTAATGTATTCTCATTATTACCATTTAAGATAAAACTATAAATCCATAACTCATCATCAATATATCTATAACCGTTATGTGTACCATGACCCCCACCTACAATCAATGAGCTGTCTATAAATTGACCATTAGGTCTTAAACGACTTAGCATATAGCCATTATTTCTAGCTTGTGTCATGTATACTATGCCTGTTCTATTATCAAACCAGAAGGATTGCATTACTGCATTTGTAAGAGGTGCAAGTTCTGTCACAAATAAAAACTCTTGCTTATCAGGTTCAAAACGGTACTCGATATCAAGAATTTGTTGTTTAGCCTTATTTAGTTCTCTTATAGTTTCTTCTTTATTAATTTGAGTTTTGGTTTCCCAATCGTCTAAATGTTCTTTTAATGTATCAAAGGTTTCGCCATTTACATTAACTCGAGCTTGAACAATCTCATTAGCGCTATTATTACGCGGTGCCAAAACAAGTGAGTTAATTTGACTTTGTAAAGATTTATTTACTGATGCTTGCGATCTACCATTATAATAAATTTGCTCAGCGAAGTGTTGAATTGTTTTAGCTTTCTGATGCAACTTAAACTCTGTTGTCAATCCAAGCGCAAATTGCTCTATTCTTTGTAAGTTTTGTATTTCCTTAGCTCTATAATCTCGACCTGCTAAAGCTCCCAAATCCTTTATTAAATACAAATTTTCCATAATGCACCTTCCTTTCTAATAAAATAGCACTGTACCAAGTTTCCCACTATCGTCAACTGTTATTTTCCACAATTTACCGTTTGGGGATTTCTGTACAATGCTATTTTGAATAATTCCTGCTTCGCCTATTTTTAAATTATCTAATTTATTTTTATCATCTACCGAAATGATACCGTCTTGAGGTAACCCATCAATATCACTACTTCCTGCATAAGGTACCCCATTTATAGCTTTCCAATGTGTAGCTGGAAAGTACTGTTTATCGTTTTCAAGTAGCGCTTTGATTTTAACTTCTTCTGTTGCCATTATATTAATACACTCCCTATATCCATTGTCTCGAAAGGAGAATTCAAAGTACTAGTGTATAAATGATTTATACGATTTGCTTGATAGTTATATCTATTATCTTGTGCAATAACTCGTCTGTTAAGCGCTTGCTGAATTTGTACCATATCTTTTATTTCATTGCTGAAAGACACTTCATCTATTGCGTTTACAAATGGATGTGACCTATCAAGTTTAACAACCTTTAATTCAGTGTTATATCCCATTAATTCATGAACAAAGAATACGCTATCTCTTGGCTCTATTTTTTCATAACCTATATAATTAACATCTAATTCAGTCTTAGGAGTATCATTTATTTGCTTTTTTGCAAATTCTAACAACTTATCCTGTGTTTCGATATCTTCATTTGTTTGCGTATTAGCATATCGAATCCCAAACTGCTTTGCACTATCTGCGACGTAGTCAACAATTGCTTTGTATTGATTGCGACCTGAATTGTCAGCAATTAAATTTAAGACTGTTGATTTTTCAGTTCCAACGTACATACAAGGCTTAGCTTTTTTATTTGAAGATATATCAATTCTATTTTTGGGGTCTTCTCCTAAAAATATCATTTCTAAAACGTGCTTGCCTTTATCAATATTTTTTATTAAATCTATTGTTTCAGACTGAACCGACTTAGCAAAACAAGAAATTTGCTTAATTTGCTTGCCGTCTAAAATCAACTTATATATTCCACCTTGGGAACCTTTTTTGATTGTAAACCTAACTGTTTCATTACCATACTTGCAATCAAAGTTAATAGTTGCTTTAGAACCAATTGTTTCTGTGCGATAAGTGCCTTCTTTTATGAAATCATTTGAGTAATTAATGTCAGTTGTTTTAATAGGATTGTAATTTTTCTTTTCCTCGGCTGTGTACTTTTTCCCAAAAACTTTTATAGCTGTTCTTAATTCCAACGTACTGACAGTAGCAGACACAGTATCAGTATTATATTGATACCTTATTACTTTTTCGCTTCTTTGATAGAATGTTTCAGGAGAATAAAAACATATCTCCGTATCATTTGGATAAATAATACAACCAAACAAATCTACTGCTTCTTTACAATATTCTAAGCCATTTTTATTACCTAATTCATCAATTGGTATTTTTCTTTTAAAATCTCCAATTATTTTATAGGTCATCTTGACTGACGTTTTTTGATTTGCAAATCCATATCTTAAGTACTCATCTAAAGAGTATTCGGGCGTTTTACCCGTTTCACTACTGTCGTCATCAAGTTTATTTGATTCCACTGAGTGATTTTGAAATTCATACATTATGTGATATGCCGTAACTTCAATAAAAACTTTATCACCTTCAACCTTTGGCGCTGTCTGCTTAATTGTGTATTTTTCACCATGATAAATTATGAAGTTTTCACAAATCAATAAATCAAAAACAAAACTATTATGAGTAGTTCTATAAACTGTAAAGGTGATGTACCTAGCTTCATTCAGTTCATAATATTCTTTAAAAGAACCGTAATCTACATCTAGTAAATTTTCACAAATCAATTCATTAAAATCCATTACTGATAAATGATCATGATAATCCATTAAATCACCTACCTATAAATAAAAGGAAACTTAAATGTAGTTTTAATATCACTGACGTCTCCTTTAATCTTAAATTCATTTTTACCTGGCGCTAATGTTATAATGCCCCTATTTGTATCAATTCCCACTCTATTTATATCTCGATATGCATACACACCATCTAAAACAAAATCAGTGTTTTTATCTATACTTTTGTTGTACTTAAAAATATCACCTGTTGTATAGTTAACCAGTTCAAATCCTCCACTCGCATTTAAATTAATTAATATTTTCAAATCGTGCTTGAATCTTGGATTTATCGTATCAGTAGAACCGTTCCAAATAGTAAATTGATTTGATGTATGAGTATATTTAGGTGTGAAATCAAGAGGAATTCCATTTTCAAACATCCAATTAGAGTCGAATAAGAACTCGCTATCGGTCCAATTAACTGATTCAGAATACCCTTTATAAACATTTAAACTTACTTCAATTTCAGTTGAAGAACCATCTTTTAAATTAGATGTAACATTAGCTGTATTCACTGCATATTTAACACCAGGCATTTGAGAAGTAATAACATAATAAGGATGTCTACGATTAAATACAGATCTAAACCAATGCTCAAATAAATTTAAATCTATAACATCTATACCATCATAGCCAAACCTTAATACTAGTGAAAAAGGCGCAAAACTAATTGCGCCCGGTAAAATACCGTCTACTCCGTTAATAGTTACACTATTATCATTGGTGTTTGGACTTTCAGCCCTTGCATCTAAAAATATAAGCTGATTAAAATCTGTTATTACTTCTTCCTTGTAACCATCTATGATTTTTACAAAAGATTGCATTAATTAGTCAAACCTCCCATATAATTATTTGCATTTGCTCTATGTCCACTTTGTTTTGACAATACCTTTTCTAAATCTCTAATTGCATCACTAGAGCTTAAGTTATTATCCTGAGAAGAAACAGTTTGAATCAATGCATCTGTTAATTTATTTCCTTTATCTGTTAGCATAACAATTTGTTTCAACAATTTTTCAACCGTAGAAGTATCATTATTTACAGTGATGTTATTTTGCTTGCCATCCATACCGATGATGCGCATAACCTGTTCAGTTAATTGCATTGCTCTTTTACGTCTTGTCAATGGAATAACCATTTCTGGCTTATCTCCTTCTCCCACTTCAGCGATTTGATGTTTAGTTATAAGACCTCCATTCGCATAGGCATAATCTCCTGCACGTTTAAAGCCTCCCCAACCGTACTTAGCAACAATGTATTTCATTGCTGAAATTGCCTCATCTGTAGGATTATAAATATTTCCATGCCCTGGCTTAGCAAAAGCTCTAAATGAAGGTTCAATCATTTGGAACATACCTTTAGACGGTGTACCTGCTCTTGCGTTGGAATCCCAATTGTTAATAGCATCTGCCTGATAGTTACTTTCACGCTTGGCTACTCTTAACATCTGAGTAGTGATATAGTCAGATCTATATCGTCCACCTAAAATCGATTGTGCTCTTAGTATAGCTCTTTTTGCATTCTCGTATCCGCTTCCGCCGACCTTGCCACCGCCACCCTTAAGTGACTTCAACCATTTTTCTGGATCTTTAGCTGTATCATTCCCTGGATGTGACCCTTGCATCAATTGGAAATGTAAGTGTGCTCCTCTAACGAAATTACCTGTAGCACCTGATTTCCCTATCAGTTGACCAGCTTTAATACGTTGGCCTTGTCTTACTAATTGCTTAGATAAATGCATATACCAGTTCCATTCGTTAGCACCGGTCTTAATTTGTATAGAATTACCGCCACCGTAATCAGTCCATACTTTATCAGCTATACCGCCTTTAACAGCATAAATGTTCGTTCCTGTAGGCATTTGAAAGTCGATACCATAGTGACGACCGCCATTAAAGTTAAGTCCACCTGTGTAGCGTCCAAATCTTTGCCAAATTGGATGGTCAAATAGATAGCTTCCATCGCCTCCACCACCAAAATCTTCAAACCACGATTTTACTTTGTCTACTAATTTCTTTTTGAGCAATGAGTACGCGCCTTTAGCAATTTTTACTGTAGCGTTAGCTCCGCCTCCAAAATTAATATTTAAACCTGACATTACTTTATTTACTAGTTTCCCTGGATGTTGTACATAATCCCACACATCGCCGATTTTATCGCCTAACCAAGATGCACCATCTTTGATTTTATCGCCTGCCGCTTCAACCATTTCTTCTGCACCTTTTTTGATATTATGAGCTGTGTTTTTAGCTTTAGAACCGAAGTCCCCTGCTTTTTTACCAAGATTTTCAGTAACTTGTTCCATCCATTTTTTCTTTTTCGTACCACCATGGAATTTTGGTAAAACACCCATCCGCTGTAACTTCAGAGTGTCATTGGCATTTATTACACTATCTCCAACACCTAGTGGAACAACCACATCTCGTCCTTGGGGTGCATGGAATGTTCCGTCAGCTCTGTGAATTACTTCTTGAACTCCACCACCTGGGGCATTTCCAGAACCTCTATCATTTAATACAGCAAATGTCGGTTGCGTTAATGCTCCCGAATTATCGGTAGCTACACCTTTTCCTGCTAAAGTACCAGTAGACAATGTAGGTATTGGCTTGATGAGATTTTTATCAGTAATGGCTTTAGATATTTTATTAATACCGCCAATCATGCTATTCAAACCGCCAATAGCTTTATTAGCAACATTTTTACCTAAATCAGCCGCAGCTCTTCCCATGTCTTTACCAATATCTCTAATCCAATCATATGTTTTGGATAGCCATTTTCTAAAACCATTAAATACTGATTTAGCGTTAGACCATGCCGAACTTGAAATTGCATCAAAACGATCGTGGGCTCTTGAATACATATCCCCAGTCCAATCTTTTAAAGATTTGTATGAGTTACTAAACCATTTCGATGTTCCTTTCCAAACGGATTTTGCATTCGACCAAGCTGTACTAGAAATATTATCCCATTTCGCGCGAGATTTATTAGCCATATCCGTTAGCCAGCCCTTTGCACTTTTATATGCATTGCTAAACCATTTTGATGTGCCTCTCCAAATAGATTTTGAATGCGCCCAAGCTTTATCTGAAGCATCTGAATACTTTTGCTTAGTTTGATTGTAAATACTTCCTGTTGTCGATTTAACAGATTGCCAAGCTTTTCCAAACCATTTACCAGTACTATTAGCTATAGCCTTAGTGTGGTATCCTACAGAACTTTTGGCTGAGCTCCAACCTGAACTTAATTTGCTTGGAATCCCTTTGATTCCGCTCCACATTTTTTTCATTTCGCCGCCAAAATGATTAGCATTTCTGCCCATTTTACTAAAGGCTTCGCCAGTTTTACTTTTTACGCCGTCCCAAGCATTTCCAAACCATTTCTTTATATTTTCTCTGTTTCTACGAGCTGTTTCTTCTTGTTCTTTAGCGTATTTATCGCTTTTTTTCTTTTGGTCTTCTCTAAAGTTAGACCACCAACTTTTAAGGCCATTCCACCACTTTTCAGTATTTTTATATACACGACCACTGGATAAATCCATCTCTTTATCAATATCTTTATTTTGCTTTTTAACAACGTCTACTACAGCATCTTTTTTAGATTTTGCCTTTCTTACTTCATCCTTATGTCTTTGATCAGCAATAGCTAATAATTTATCTTTTTCAGACTTAGAAAGGTTGACGTTATTTTTTATAGCAATGACATCATCTTCATATTGCTTGTCCACTTCTTTTTTTCTTGCTTTTCTTGCTTTTTCTGCTTCTTTAATTGCTTTGCTCGCTTCGTCTATTGAATAAGCATTTCTGTTTCTTTGCATTCTTACTAAAATACGCTCTTGCTCTTTTTCAGTCTTACTCAATTCTTTAACAGTGATGTCACGTCTTTGATTTTCAAGCTTTTCAATTTCTTTTCTTTCATTTTCTGAAATCTGACCATCACTTAAAGCTTTTTCTTTCAATTCTTTGATTTTCTGATTGAGTTCTTGCTCTTTTTTAATTCGCAAGTCATTTTTTTCTTTAGTTCTAGTTAAAATGTT